ACCAAAGATCATCCCACCCGTCGTGACACGTATCTGTTAAGAACCTACAACATCACATCCGCATCATACGCCAAGATGCTTAAACTACAAGGCGGCGTGTGTTTGATCTGTCACAAGCCCCCCAAACGCGGCTCGCGCTTACATGTAGACCACGACCATTCAGCACTATCCGTACGCGGCTTACTGTGTACGGGCTGCAATACTAGGCTCGGCTGGTATGAGGCCAATAAAGCAGCAGTCGATATGTACTTGAGAGGAACGCGCCAATGAACTTCTCCGTGACCGAGATTCAGAATTACGAACGCTGTCGTAGAATGGCTGTTTATAGCAGCCGCAATGCACGCGCACTCACGCCGATCTTCAGTCCCCTTCATCTGTCAGTAGGCACGATCTTTCACAGAGCGCAACAGCTTTGGATAACAGACCCGTCCAAAGACTTGAACTTTCATGTGCTAGACGCCTCAGCAGAAAGCCAAGAATTAACAATCCAGAACTACACTAAGAACGTAGGTGTGCCTCCGTCATCAGTCGAACTGCTCACACTGCATGAAGCAATCGATATGGCACTCTCAATGGCAGCCAACTATTACACTAAATACAAATATCCCTTGCCGCCAGAATACACCCTCGTCGCAGCGGAACAGAAAATTGCCGTCCCGATCCCAGGCACACCACACCACCTGACGGGCCGCTTGGATGGCCTTATCCGACATCACACAGGCCGGCTCGATGTGCTCGAAAGAAAGACTTACAAAAGCCGCCCTAATCTGAAGGGTTTGCAGACCAACTTCCAGTTCCTAGCGTACATGTGGCTGCTTCAGCAGTTGAACCTCACAGACAAGATGCCTGCCGTTGCATACGACGGTGCATGGCGTAGGACAGAACCACCCAAGGGTCGTACGTTCGATGATTTGTTTTTACGAATAACTATCACACGCTCTCAGAACGAGCTAGACGAGTTCGGCGTTTACCTTCCGCAGATCGCCACTGAAATGTTTGAGCTGTATTCTAATCCTGCCAAAGCGTTTCCCAACCGTCAGTGGCGTGGCTGCTTTGATTGCCAGTATGATCCTCTATGTATGGCGCAATCTCGCGGCGAGCATGATAATTTTAATGCACTAGTAGCGTCAACTTACACCGTCAGGCCAGACGACCTGGAAATCGAGGACGAAGAGGAAGCGGCGTGACAACCCGAACCGGAGAGCCGGCCGCGGGTTCCTTGGCCTTAAAAAACATAAGGGTAAGGCGTTGTACACAGAAGCTTTACCTGCCGAATGGAGTTATATTCAACTGCCAACTGGAGAAACATTCTGCCACCACACAGCACAAAGAAGAGGGCATTGTGACCATGCCTAACGGCACAGCGCGTCACTATGAAATCTTCTGGACTGACCTGGGCTTCACTGAACTACGTCAGACTAGACCACGCGGAAAGGTACGCAAGCATGGCAGTAACACTCACACCGAGTAACGCACAGGCTGTAGTCAGAAAGCTCGGCGGGTTGGAAGTAAGGCCAGTCTCTTCTGAGGACAGAGGATTGGTGATGGGAATATACGGGCCACCAGGCACAGGCAAGACGACGCTGGCTGCAACTATCACGGACAGCCCGCTAGGTTCACCTGCATTATACATCGATGCGCGTGGCAATCCTCATGTGATTAATTCGTACTCTGATCGCATCGACGTGGTGACGATCAACAAGTTCGCTGACATGGAGGCGATCCGTCAGGACTTGCTTAAGCAGAAAGACTTGGGCTACAAGACCGTCATCATCGACACCCTCACCGAAGCCTGGGCCATCGATCTGCGTGATCTGTACAAGCCCACCGCCGACGTGACGTGGCAGATGCACTCAGCCAGCACAGCTGACATTCTCCAGCTCGTACGAAACTACGTTGATCTGACGACGAGCGGCCCCAAAGTCAACCTTGTATTCGTCATGCAAGAGACGATGGAAGAACGCAAGGTCAACAATCAGACGATCACACGCTACGAAATCAACTTCAACAAGAAGTTGCAAGAATACCTCCCAGCCCTAATCTCATTTATGGGGCGCCTATATTACTACGAAACAACGCCTCCGTTCAGGCGTGTCCTCGACTTCACACCAGCAGAGACGGTACACCAAGCCAAGATGCAGCGCGACCGCAACGCACCTACAGCGATGGAGATTCCGTATCAAGTGTACGAGCCTAGCCTAGCACCGTTTCTGAACACCATTAGGGATCACCAGCCCTGGCCCACCGCAGAACACAGCCGTCCCCGCCCGTCACAGCCGGCGCAACCTAAATGAAGATTTACCTAGCAGGTTCGTACTATAAGCGTGTAGCTCTGGCTACGTATGCACACCAACTCACACAGGACGGACATACCATAACCAGCGAATGGCTAACAGGCATCCACGAACAGCCGCCGTGGACGGAAGCAACGTACTCTCAGCACGATCTAAAGTGCATTCGTGAAGCCGACGTGTTCATGTGCTTTACTGAGCAAGATAACGTCCCTACTGAGTACAAACGCGGCGGTCGCCATTTCGAAGCGGGTTATGCATACGCTCACGCGAAGAGGCTTGTGATAGTCGGCCCCCGCGAAAACGCATTCTATCATCTTCTGAGCTTCGAACAATACGACACGTTCGATGCAGCTAGATCGAGTTTAAAACCAGCCCCGCCAAACCCTTGACGGTGGGGTGCCCCGTGTGCTATACTTGGCTTAGGGCCGTCGAGCGGCCTAGAAGGGAAGGCGTCAGAATAAGTACCACCTATCACAGCCACAACCACGATCATAGCCACAACCACAGCCACAACCACAGCCAGTAAAGGACACATGACATGCCACTCGGTAGAATCGATTTTGTGAACATCCCCAGCTTTGAACCCGTCCCACCGGGAAACTACGACGGCGTGACGGAATCATGGGAATCGAAGGACACGAAGAAGGGCGACAGCACTAACATCGAAGGCAAGTTCCGCTTCGAGTACACCAACGGCGAAGGCGAGCCTGCTAGCCGCTCGATCATCGCTCGGTGGAATCTGAAGCCCGGCGCTCTGTGGCGTCTGTCGCAGGACTTGGTGAACATGGGCGTCGATCCGAGCGAACTCAAGTCTGAGAGCGTAGACCTGGAGGCTATTCTGAACCAGGTGTTCGGGCAGATTCCTACGCCGGTCACGCTCACGATCACGCAGCGCACTTGGGTTCCTGACGACGGCGGGGAGCCGCAGCAGCGCAACGAGATCACAGCGGTCAAGCTGCGCGAAGTCTAGTCGGTCTGTAGGTCGAATAAGAGTATGCCTCATCACGGCGCGGCGCAGGCTAATTTGGTAGAACGGCAGCGCATGTTGTCTGACTTGCGTAAGGTGCTGTTTCCTGACACCCTGCCATTTGTGTGCCGTGTCTGCTTCACCGTTCAAGAGGATGAGGCATACCACGACCGCTGCCTTTGTGACTGCCCTGCCTGGGTGCCTTTAGATGCTGTCTTACATGAACTTAGTCTGCAAATAAGACAGTTACAGGAAGAACACCGCACAATCTGTGTGAATGTCATTGGTGAAAAAGCCGCATGACATTCACTGTAATCTGCTCAGTCTGCGGTTCCCCTTTTGAGCGGCATCGTAAATCCTATACAGACAAACCTGTAACTTGCTACAAAAGAAAGTGTCAGAACACTACCTACTACAACTACACACGTATATATGACAGACAAATACGTACGAAGTACGGCATCACGGCGGCACAATACGACGAAATGTTCAAAGCCCAAGGTGGAGTGTGTTACTTCTGTGGTGCCAGCACCGGACAGAGAAGGCTAAACATAGACCACGATCACAAAACTGGCAGGGTGCGTGGATTACTATGTACAACCTGTAATGTTGGTCTGGATTGGTTTGAGCGGAATCGAGATAAAGCTATTACGTACACCGAGGGTGAGGGCGTGGTGTAGTGGACACTCGCACATTTCTACAAACTGTAGTTACGGCCGACCAACCAGGTTATTTCTGCTTAGCCGTATCGAACGGAGCATCGGGATGGCTTGAAAACTGGTACAAATGGCCGCAAGAGCTGGATAGTATCGTCAAACGTGCAGACGAAGCAAAAAGCACGGCGAATGTGTACTTCTCATCGTACATCTTCAAGGCACCACAATCGACCAAGGCTAACGTACTGCCATCCAGAACCATCCAGGCAGACCTAGACGATGCAGATATCACTAAGCTGCCTAAGCCGCCCACCGTCTTAGTTGAAACTAGCCCAGGCAGGCATCAGGGCTATTGGGTACTCAATGAGCAGCTCGATTCTGAGACACACGAAGGGCTATCAAAGAAGCTCAGTTATTCTATCCCTCTGTGTGACAGGTCGGGGTGGCCGCTAGGTAAGAAAGTCCGGATCGTAGGTACACTCAATCACAAGTACCCGGACGGCCCTAAAGATGTCAAAGTCGTCTCTACCAGTAACGGGCAGCTTGGCCCAGAAGAGTTTGAGGCACTACCAGAAGTTAGCCAAACTCTGGTAGAACACTTCGACAACAAGTTCATCGACGGCACACACGAAGTCAAGCAACATCCTGTTGAGCTGCTTGAGCGCATCAAGAACGACATTCCGGTTAAGGTCTACGTCACGTATGACCGCACACAAGACGACCGTAGTGAAGCGTTATGGGCGCTCATGTGTTGGGGGTTCAAGGCCGGCCTCGACAGAGAAGAAGTATTCGTTCTGGCCCAAGGCAGTGCCAACAATAAGTACCGCGACAACAAATATCGCGCCGAAGCTGACTTGGCGCGTGACGTTCTACGTGCCGAACACGCGGTAAAGACGAACCAGCAAGACCCTAAGCTGACGATCTACAACGTACAGAAGTCCAGCGTACCAACTATTGATAAACGGCGTACTATTTATGGTGTTGTCCTCGATGAGCTACGCAAGCAGGGGGCGTTCTTTCACACCACCAACGGTAAGGGTTGGTATATCCGGTCGGACGTTGGGCGTCCAGTAGCCATCGAGTTACTAAGTGAACGACTGCGTGCGATGTTGGATATCCAGTTCGGTTTGAACCAGACCGAGCCAGAATCCAGATATTGCGTAGCTGGCTTAAAAAGTCATATCTCTACACTGCCAGAAACGGCACTAGAAGCCGCGCTTTCTTATTATAGCCCGCAAGATAACACGATGCTCTTGCACACAGGCAAGCGCGGCGTCATCAAGATCACACCCGGCGAAATCCAGACTTCGTACAACGGGTGTGACAACATCGTGTTTCCTTGGATACCCAGCGTCGAACCGTTCACCCCAAATTACAGAAACTCAATAGACTGGGGTGATGAACTCTTCGGCAACGGTTCCCGTGGCTATGGCTCAGGCGTCGAGAACATCACCAACATGACGCCTCAGCAAGCCCTCGCACTGTTCAAGACGTGGTTCTTGTTCGTCTTATTCAGAGACGCCGCGCACACCAGACCAGTCATTGCGAATATCGGGCAGCCTGGCTCTGGTAAAACGTGCATCTTCAAGCGCATTTACACGACGCTCTACGGACGGCGCAAGTCTATTGGCGCTGTGACAACCCAAGAGGACTTCGATCATACTGTATCAACCGAACCGTTGCTAGTTCTCGACAACGTAGACACTTGGGAGAAGTGGCTTCCAGACAGGCTCGCACTATCGGCAGGCACCACGGATCACAACAAGCGCAAGTTATACACAGACACCGACAGTATCACTATGCGACGGCAGGCCATCATTGGTGTAACCGCGCACAATCCTAAGTTCGGTCGAGAGGATGTGGCAGATCGGTTCCTGCTGTTTACGTTCTCTAGGTTCGAACGGTTTATCTCAGAAGAACTAATCCTGGCCGACCTGAACGAGAAGCGCAACGTCCTGTGGGGGGCTATTATATCGGATATCCAGAAAGTTCTACGCACACCGCTCCCATCTACAGGCATCCCACAGGTTCGCATCGAAGATTTCGCCCGCTATGGGCTGTGGATCGCACAAGCACTAGGCTGTGAAACGGATTTCAAATCTGCCATCGAAGATGTGAAGTCCGCACAACAAACGTTTAGTCTCGAAGAAGAGGGCTTGCTGGTAGGCGCGGTCACACGCTTCGTGACGAACACCAGAGAAGTCAAGCCTTACACCAGCGCACAACTATGGGGGATGCTAGAAGCAAGCGCGGACGATGCGCAGAGCTTTAAGGTAGCGTACAGAAATAGTGTCATCTTGGGGAAGAAGCTCAGCGCCATGCAGAACTCACTCAAGAAGATTATTGACATCGAACAGGGCGTCACACTAGCGGGTGTGAAAACCTGGGTTCTCAAGAAGAAGGAAACGGCATGACACTCTCGACTAGCGACAAAATCTCACACGTGAAAGCGTATATGGAACCTGATCTTTTTGCTATCGTACAAAGGCTGGCCGAGCGTGATAGGGAGACGCTCTCATCATGGCTACGCAAGCTAATCATCAAAGAACTGATGGCACGCGGGGAAATCAGCACCGACCTACTTCTCCGTCTCGCCGCCGGTTAGCCCAAGTCATATTTCCTCGGTGTTTCATCTGTAGGAACCTCGACGTATACCGCTGTCCTGTATGCGACAGGTGGGTATGTTGGGACTGCACAGAGTACAGGGAGCCAGAGCAATGCAAGCATCAAGCATACCCTCAGATTCTGTCATTACAGTGGTAGTGCAGTTCACCGAAGAAGAGCGAGAATACCTCCTGCAAAAAGTCAAGGGTTCGATGGCAGTAGCACGCTCCAACATGCAAGATATCAATATCTCCGAACCAGACCGCGAGTTCTACGCGGGACAGTACGCCTTGGCTGTCAGAATACTAACTAAGTTGGGGGTGTGATATGGCCGAAGCAAAGCCACCCTACCCAAAGGGCATCTACATCGTCAACGTCCAGTACGCTTGCGGCTCAGAAGTGGGCTTCGCCACACGCAACATAGAACAAGCAGCCCTAAAAGCTGCCGAAATCATGACCGATGTGTGCCCTGAGTGCAAACTCAAGATGGGCGAACCGCTCACCGAAGATGAGAAGGAAATGCTCATCGTAGGGAGAGCAGCCGGAGTAAGTCACAAGGAGGCTCAACGTAACTAACTATGAACGTCACAGGTCGCATGTGTCACGAACATGGCATCCGAGGGTTCGGAAACCCTGACTACGGGGTTTTAGTAGTAGGCATCGCTCCTGGTCACGACGAAGCAACACGTACAAAGCGTCCGTTCACCGGCGCTAGTGGACGACTTCTGGATGATTTGCTCAAGTTCTCAGGTTGGGATCGCAATAAGGTCTACACAACTAACTCGATCTGCTGGTTCAATAACTATCCAAGCTCAGAAGAACTGTCAGATTGTGCACCGCGGCTCGACTTGGAAATCCAACAGTACAAGCCCAAGTTGATCGTAACTATGGGCGAAATCGCGCATGTCGCTGTCACACGCCTTCCACGCCGAAAAGGCAGTCGCGGTTCGGTAGTGTGGTCAGACCACCGACAGTGCTACATACTAGACACACACCACCCGGCCTACGCACTACGTTCCGAGAGCATGGACGTAGTTCAGGACGTGATACGCGACCTGTGCAAAATCCAGCGCGTCGTCGATTGGCAGCCTGATGGACACCCAGCTCATGTCTCGTACAATCTAGTCAAGTCTATAGCACACGGTCAACAGATACTATCTGGCCTACCAAAAGACCGTCCAGTAGCTATCGACATCGAGACATCCAACCCTGATATCGAACTGATCGACGCCTATTCTGACCAGCTCTTGTGCCTCGCTATCAGTTATCTCGACAACGCGGGCCTCGAAAGAACTTGGGTGTTCCCGCGTGAAATCCTGCCTTTGTGCATAAGAAACGGGACGCACGTACGAGGCTGGCGTCAGCACAACAAGTGTCTTGATCCCGAGTGCCATTTATCAAAGTATATATTCACCTGGCCACTCAACGTGCAGTGGACGTTCCAGGCAGGCCAGTACGATATCAATGGCCTGTTTAATTATTTTGGAACGATGCTCCCTCTAGTAAATGACACGATGCTCATGTCGGTCTGTACTGACGAGCGACCGGGCCGGCATGGTCTGAAAGAGAACGCCCGCGAATACCTAGGCGCAGGCTGGTATAACGAAGAAGTCAAGAAGTATTACAAAGGGAAGATGAACCAGCTTCCCCCTGATATTTTGTATCTGTACAACGCCAAAGACGCAGCCTATACTCGACGGCTGGTCGATATCCATAAGCCGCGCATGATCGAGGAGGGCACAGAGCCTCTCTATAGTAATCTGCTCCTGCCTGCCATCAGAGCATTCATCAAGATGCAGGTACGCGGCATCAACGTCGATCAAGACAAGCTGCGCCAGATGACGATTGATTGGTGCGAACGCTGGCAGGATGTCACAGCCTCCATGCAGCTGGAAGCGCGTGAGGAATACGGGTGGTCTGAAGATTATGACATTAACTTCCAGAGCAACCCACAGCTGAGGCGCTTGTTCTTTAATCTCATCGGGCTAGAGCCTATCAAGTTCTCGCCCAAGACAGGCGAACCAAGCCTAGACCGCGAGACGCTCGATAGGCTCGATCACCCGTTCGCCAATAAGCTACGTGACTTACGTACGCTGGACACGATGATTGACTATGTTGATTCGGCG